ACTCGCCCGTCATCATCGCCCAGATCACTCGATGTGCGAGGTAGCTGCGCTGATTGACAGCGACGCATCGATAGCCGTCCCCATGTTTGAAGCTTGCAAGCTTTCCGCCAAACTGTGCATTCCAACTCGACCATAGCCGCTTAGACTTGAACCACTTCCGAGCGCGGTTTGGCCGGTAACGCAATTCCCCTGTGCGGGAATTGTAATCGAAAAATTCCCGCAGCCTCGCCACAGCTAAGTGCTTGTATTTACTCATCTAACCCACGAGAGCGTGGAGTCATAACGATACTTGCTCGCCAGTTTATTGAATGCTCCGCTCGAAGCATCCACCTGGTCGGCAAATTTCCCGGCCGGGAAATTTTCCATCTCATTTAAATAATCCCGGTTCCATTGCGCCGCCACCAGCCGCACATTGCCAGCCTGCCATTGCGCGGCAAAAGGATCGGCGCGGACCTCTTTCGCGCCCGACACGCGATCCGCCTCGACCTTGTAACCGGCCATCATCCGCACCGTCGCTTCGGCGCTTTCCTTGCCGCCTGATCCTGGCTCCTGCTCGATGACCACTTCCAGCTCGGGGTAAAACTGCTCATCGACCCGTGCCGTGTGTCTAATCATTCTCTCGCGCTCCAGCGCGCCCCATCGCCCACGTCGCACATCGACCACGCAATACGTGCCGTCGTCCATCAGCGTCATCAACACGCCAGCCGAATATGCGCCGCCTTCATGCGTCCCCGCCTTGTCCCAATAGCGAACGACCTTCGATACATTCGCCCTGGCCGGGATCTCACGCACAATGGTCGCCCTGTCGATGGGGAACATATCGCCACCGACGATGATCGGTGCTTGCTGATACACAGATTGCCAGCCGGCCAGCGTCATGGTCGCACGCTGCTTGTCGAGGAACTCAGCCGATTTCAATTCCGGAAACAGCGGCTCGCCTTCCTTGCGATATTCCTCGTCCTCCTCGGCCAGCGCCGGATAGCGGCACACGCGCACATCTGGATTCAATTCCATCAACCGGCCAGCCGGATCGTCCAAATGCCAACGAGTCATTATCATCAGCAGTCCGCCCTTGTCGGAGAACCGCGTCATAAAGTCATCAGTCATCCATAACCATGTCTTCTCGCGAGTGAGCTGCGAATTAGCCTCCGCACGGCCCTTGATCGGATCATCGATCACGCCGATGTCCAATGATTCGCCGGTAACTTGGCCCTCGACGGTGGTGTTGCGAAAATAACCGCGATCCACGCCTTCACCATCGAATTCGATCATCTGGCTGTTCGCCATCGATTTCCTCGGATCGAGGATCTGCTTGCCAAAAATCGCCGGATGTTTGGGGTTCATGAGAATACGTTGCAGCCTGACATTGGCGCGTATGCCAAGCCGGTCGCTGAACGAGGCAAAGATGAAGCGGATCGCAGGCTGCTTCTCTAGGAATGCCTGTCCGATGGCCCACGATACGAAATCGATGACCATCGTACTTTTTCCGTGTTGAGGCGGGCTCTGTAGTAATAGCTTTGGCCTCTTGCCCGCCAGATAATCCAACCAGAAGCGGTGCAGCTCGAGCGCAACCTCACGCTGCCACCAGCCCCAAATCATCTTCGGATTCATGTACTGGCGATATGACCAGAACGATTCCCGCGCCTCGAATTGCGCCAGTTCATCAACGAGGCGGAAATCGTCGGTATTGAAAGCTGGCGCGGTCATCGTCTTAGACGCAGTTCAACCACGTCTTCGATCCTGTGCGCCTCACGCAATCGCCGCAGGAACTCCTCGGTGATGGCAATGAGGACCTGCGACTTGGCATTGAGATCGTCGCCCTCCAGCGCCCGCACAAGCCTGCGATTGCTCCACAACGATCTTCTGGTATCGCGACCATTGCCAGGAATCACGCCCTGACGCTTCAATCGCAGCCAGCGCCGCGTCAAATTCTTTTCTTCAATCCCAAGCTCGGTGGCGACAACGAATGCCGGCTCGGGACTATGCCAAGCGCGCATCAACACTTCATCGGAAACGCGGGGTTTCACGTGTCCGGAATCTCAATGCCATCATCCGGTAACGCATCGACAATCGCGTTAGCAACCGCTTGCCGTTGCGGCCTAGACGAGCGAGGACCGTCTATCGAGATCGTGATCTTGGGATTGCCGCCATCATCGAGAAGCCATACGCCTATTGGACCTTGCTGCGCCGCCATCAACGCTGGTTTCAACTTCATAACCGTCTCCTAGTGCAGCGCTGCCGGTGCGTGCAGCAGGCCCGCGATCACGTTGAGGATATTGAACGCGATGGCAAAGCCGAGGCCAAAACTTAGGCCGAACATAAAATTCTCAAGCGCTTTTGCTGCCATTAGACCCTCCTGCTAAAGCCTGACTGTCCATATTTCTGTCGGCGTGTTATCCACGCTTCTGGTGACATACCGCGCCGCCAACCATCAGGCACCGCTTGTCCCTTCTGGATACGCTTCGTGACAGCACCGTTGTTAATCATGATGGTATCTCTCGCTTTTTTCCCGAGAACAGAACAGTTTTTAGCAGCCCGCTCTAGAAACTCTGCGGAAAAAACGCTGCCATATCGAAATCCATCAGGCATAGTCTGTCCCGGTTTAAGCGTTCCGTTCCTCTTTCCATTGGTGATTTGTCTGCGGCCAGATAAATGATCGTGCAGACTGTTTAAAAATGGCTTTCCTGCTCTTTTATTGGCTTCTCTATAGAAATTGATCCAGTACCGTTCGCGGACGAGTAATTGACTTACTGATACGTTCTCCAAAAGAACGATCTCCGGCATAATATTGTTATCTAAAAGCTGACTGATCCAAATGTTCTTTCCCGTTTTAGCTTTTCGCACCAGACTTGGCTCTATCAGATGCGCAACCAATCGGCGGGCTAGAGATTTCCTTTTGGTGCATCCCACATAATAAATTGTCTGATCAGTATCAGTCGGATCGCGCAATCCATAAATCATTGCCATCACTTGGTCCTCCAACAGCGGACGCCAGGGATCTCTATCTCATTACCGTCAGCGTCCTTCTCGTGGTTGATCCAATCGCGAGATGCAAAGCTCACGATGTTGCCCTTCTGCTTCTCGCTGTTGCGATAGCTCTGCGAGGAAGCGGTAATGGTTTTCAGTTTGCCGTCTGGCACAAAGAAGCTCTGACCCGGTTTCATATCGGGGAATGGATATTTGCTTATGCCCACGCGTCTGGGCGGCGCTGGAATGTTGTCCTCGAGCTTGTATTCGGACTTTTCCCGATATTGCGGTGTCGCGATAATTGTCGGCGGCTCGACAGTGACAGTTGGCTGCCATTTCGGCGCTGTCGGTGCGGCAGCCATCGCTACAGGCGGCATTGGCAGCTTTGTGTTGGCTGGATACACAACCCGTGTCATGGCCCGTTCTCCTTGCGATGCGGCTTCGCTTCCAGCTCAAGCGTTGGCTTGTCGATGCCGAACACGGATAGCGGCAAGCCGCGCTCCTGTAATTTCTGCACCAGCTCGTCATGATTGAAGTCAAGCTTCACGTCGGCGCTAAACCGATGCTGCTCTACTACATCTTTCCAGCCCATGCGGTTTTTCATGTACCAGATGATTGCCGTCATGTTGCCTTCGCGGATCTGAGAGGAAAGCATCGTTAGACAGACCGCGTTCATAGTCTCGCGGCCAATCTCTAATTCCTCTTCGAAATGCTTGTGCAGCGTCTGAATCGCAATGCAACGGCGGGTATGCTGATTGCGGATCAGTTTGCAAATGCGAAATTCGGGAATGTCATAGCCCGCTAGGAGCTTGACGAGATCGCGCTGCTCTTTCGTCGCCTCAAATTTCAACTCGAGCGCAGGCTTCCTCGGACGCCCTTCGGGCTTAGGATTATTTTTTTGCCGCCAGCGGCGAGATCCAACGACCATCGGCATGGCGCGGGAGGATAAGCCTTTTTGCCGCTTTTTCTAGTTGGCTGGTTTTCCGCTAAGGCTCTTGGCCTACCTCGCAGCGGTCTGCGCCTCGTTAGAACGGTTTCGTACCCGTCCACCAGCACGCTTTTTACGCGTCACACGACGTTTCATTGCTGCTTTCTTAATTCTTCTTGCCATGATTGAACTCCGTCCTTTGCGCAATAGGGATCATGCAGAATGGGTATATCAGGCAATTATCGGTTAACAAACAAATTAACAACACCTTGGTGAAGTCACGCGGTATTGGTACTCTACCGATTCATCATTGAAAAACAGGAGAGCGCAATGAAGATTGGCATGAAGGCGCTGCTTG